TTTTCAGTCAGGTTTTTTGATATAATAGATATATCAAGGCAAGAGGAACTATGGTCAACTATGAAATTAAGTCACAACTTGCAAAGTTGTTAGCTACAGAAGATATAATTGTTGAGAACAAAAATGTAGAAACTGCTCAGTTCAATGTTACTGATAGAGTCTTAACTCTACCAAGATGGACATTTGCTACTGATGTAGTATATGACTTATTAGTTGGTCATGAGGTAGGTCATGCTTTATTCACTCCAGATGATGAGTGGTATTTGACAAGTGATATACCTCAATCCATAGTTAATGTAGTAGAAGATGCTAGAATAGAGAAGTTAATGAAGAGAAAGTATCCTGGTATGTCCAAGACATTCTACAATGGATATGGTGAGTTGAATGATGAAGATTTCTTTGAACTTGAGGATACAGATCTAAACACTCTTAACTTAGCAGACAGAGCAAACCTTTACTTCAAAGGTGGATCTCATCTGATTATTGATTTCACAACAGAGGAGAAAGATATTGTTGATGTAATAAGTAAGTGTGAAACTTTTGATGATGTTCTTAAAGCATCTGAATTACTATTCAAGTATTGTCAAGCAGAAAGAGATAAGAAAAAGAGTGAAGAGTTAGAGCAAGCACCTGAGATCAAACTCAAAGGTGAGTCAGGTAGTGAGAGAGAAGACTATGGTGACTTAGAAGATTTATCTGAGGGTCTTGGTAAAGAGAAAGGTAAATCAGAAGAGGGAGAAATAAAAGATGGAGATCAATCACCAGATCAACGCATCATTGATCCAATTCAACCTTGGGATAAGCACTCACAAAATCCACAATCATATGGTAAAGGTCCAGCAACAGGTAGTGATGATATTGAAGCAATCACTGATGAGATATTTAATGAAAAGGTCAGTGAACTAAATGATTCAAATATGACTAATGCAAGAGATAATGTTTATGCTCAAGTACCTCAAGTTAATCTAGAGAAATTTACTATATCAAATGAGCAAGTAACTAAGGAATTACATGATCACTTTACAAGTGTAGAAAATGATGAGAATCTGAAGAAATATGATGCTGAGTTAATTGAAAGAGGTTTTGTTAATAGTGATTCATACTATGGTTTGAAGTATGTAGATGATGAGTTTAATAAGTTCAAGAAGTCTGCACAAAAAGGAGTAAACTATCTTGTAAAAGAGTTTGAAATGAAGAAGTCTGCTGATGCTTATGCAAGAACAGCAATATCAAAAACTGGTGTATTAGATACATCTAAGTTGCATACTTACAAGTTCAATGAAGATATCTTCAAGAAGATAAACATAGTTCCTGATGGCAAGAATCATGGTCTTATCTTCTCCCTAGATTGGTCTGGTTCTATGAGTAGATGTATGCTCAATACAATGAAGCAATTGTTTGAGTTAGTTTGGTTCTGCCAGAAAGTCCAAATACCCTTTGATGTTTATGCATTCTCTAATCAGTATACTAATAGAGGATATTATAGTTACTCTACTCAAGAAGAACTAAATGCTTTTAATATAGGTGATCTTGTTGTTGAAAGTAATTTCAATCTATTGCACTTCTTAACTAGTTCAGTTAATAAGAGAGATATGGATGCACAGTTACTAAATCTTTGGAGATGTGCATATGCACTAACCAAGAGAGGTGCTAGATATGATTATCCAGAAAAGTATTGGTTAGGTGGAACTCCTTTGAATGAGACATTTGTTTCTTTACATCAAATCATTCCACAGTTTAAGAAAACTAATAATGTACAGAAAGTTCAGTGTGTAGTTCTAACTGATGGTGAAGCAAGTGGTATACCTGTAGTTACTGAGTTTAAAAATCATGATGGTGAAGTAAGAAGAGGTACATCAAATGTTGGTTACAATTCTTTCCTAAGAAACAGAAAAACTGGACATGTTTATACTCTAGCTGGTCACTATGAATACTGGAAGTTTGCTGAGACTATGCTTAGAGATCTAAAAGAAAGTTTTCCTGATGTAAACTTTATTGGTATTCGCATTACTGATAGAAGAGAGTTTGGTTCTTTCCTAAGAATGTTTCATGCTACTGAGGATGAGATTAAGAAAGCAAGAAAGAATGCATCATTCTCAATCAAGAACTCTGGTTATGATTCATACTTTGCTATACTTGATTCATCACTTGCAGTTGATGATGAGTTTGAAGTCAAGGAAGATGCAACCAAAACTCAGATCAAAGCAGCATTCATGAAATCACTCAAAGCAAAGAAACTAAATAAAAAAGTTCTAAGTGAATTTGTGGAGTTAGTAGCATGATTGATGTGAAAAGAATCTCCAACTGGGAGAAAGAGTATCTTACTATGAATAAAAATCTCACTAAGAGAGAAAAAGAAATCCTTGAAGGATCTGAACTAAAGACAAATGAAGGAATGGTCTTTGGTAGAATGTACGCACATTGGAAGGAATTATGCCAGCATTAATTTGTAACTTACCTGCTTATGAAGTATGGGTCAGAAAAGAATATCTTCTAGATCACAAAGGTGGTCATGGAGAGTTTGTAAAAGGAGTATGGGTATCTGCTAAGAGTATACCAGGTAGAGCATTTTATTTTGAAACTTATCTACCAGAGTATGCTGCTATGTTTGATAAGTTACCTATATCTGCTTTTCTAAGTGAACCAGAAATACCTAATCCTGATATGGAATTACATAACTTACAGTTTTGGAATTGTATGGATTATGGTGTGGTTGCAGTTCAGAAACAGTTTGTAGGATCAATGCATTATGAATTATATACAAGAGATTATGGAGCACAAACAGGTACATATATTTGTACTTTAGATAATTATCATCAGGATGTTGATGCTATAGATTATTCTACTAGTGAGAATCCACCAGAGCATAAGTCACATAATCTAATTGAATTAGACAATGGACAGTTTGCTTTATATCCTAATAATAGAATGAGGATATATGATAATAGTTTGACACCAGAACCACCTAAAGTTCCTGATTTCAAAGTGTCTACTGTATTCTATCAAGTAGAAAATGGACATGATAGAGATGGACTAGGTAATGATGAAAACTATTTCTGGAAGACAAAGAAAGAAACAGAAAAGACAGAAGAATTACAAGTTTCTGTAAGACAACCTTTTGAACCTATAGGCACAGGAAATACTGCACTTGATGCTGATAAATTTTATGAGAGTGATTATAAACTTAATTCTGATGAAATTCAATTAGGATAAATACATATGGGTAATTGGGATCACAGTGATAAGGCTAGCATGCTCTCCTCAATTACCCTTTTTTAATGGTACTTAACCCATGAAAACATACAAGAAATTTATAGAAGATATTCAAGAGAGTAGTCTCTCTAGAATAAAAAGCAAATCTGATAAGGGTGGTATGGCTACAATGTCTGCATCTAGAGGAGATAAATCTGCAAAAGAAAATAGAGAAAGAGCAAAACAATTAGATAAGGATATTCGTGGAAGAGGTTTACCTGGTGCAACTAAAGTAACTGGTTCATATGTAGAGAAGGATGATAAAACTGGTGAAGTTACTAAAGTTAAAGAACGTTCTCATGTTGTAACTTCTGGTAAGATGGGTAAAAGAAAATTCAAGAAAGCAATCAAAGCACTTGGTAAAAAATATGATCAGGATGCAGTCATCACACAAACAAAAGGTGGTGGAGGTGCTACATTAAAAAGAACTCGTAAGGGTGCACTACCAAAAAGAAATATACCAATTGGAAAAATGAGACCAGGTAGAACTGGTGAAATGGACACTCGCATTAAGGGTAAGACATTTACTTATGAATCATATCTTCGCATTCAGGAAAGAGGTAAAACATATACAATAGTTCTTAACTGGAGAGGTAAATTAATTACAACTCAAATGTTTATCGCATCATTTAAGAGACCATCAAAGTCAGAAATGACTACAGAAGTACAAAAGGTATATCCAACAGCAGTAGTAATGTACTTTAGTCCATCAACTGTAGATCCATCAAAACCAATGTTATTTGCTGGACAAGAAACGTAAATTGTCATGAGTGAAATTTATCTTGGTAATCCGAATCTAAAAAAAGCAAATACACAGATTCAATTTTCTGCAAAGCAGATTGAAGAGTTTTTAAAGTGTAAAAATGATCCTTTGTATTTTACACAGAAGTATGTAAAAATAGTCAGTCTTGATGAAGGACTAGTTCCATTTAAACCATACAAGTTTCAAGAAAAATTAATTAAGAGATTTCATAAAAATCGTTTTAATATATGTAAGATGCCTCGTCAGACTGGTAAGTCAACAACTGTGGTATCTTATTTACTTCATTATGCTGTATTTAATGATAGTGTAAATATTGGTATACTGGCAAACAAAGCTGCAACTGCAAGAGAATTATTAGGAAGATTACAAACTGCCTATGAAAATCTTCCAAAGTGGATGCAACAAGGTGTGTTGGTATGGAACCGTGGATCATTGGAGTTGGAAAATGGATCTAAAATCTTGGCTGCGTCTACCTCTGCTAGTGCAGTCAGAGGTATGTCTTTCAACATTCTTTTTCTGGATGAATTTGCCTTTGTTCCTAATCATATTGCTGACTCGTTCTTTGCCTCTGTATATCCTACTATCACTTCTGGTAAAAAAACCAAAGTCATAATTGTTTCTACACCACACGGTATGAATCATTTTTACCGATTGTGGCACGATGCAGAAAGAGGAAAGAATGAAGAGGAAAGAATG